CCTCCTATAATCCAATTGAATGGGAAACTACTCGGGGGACTCCCGACCACTTTATTCATTTATTAATAACTACTGGTAGAGGTTGTATTGAACCCGATACCAGCACTTGATTCACCACTTGCGATGGTGTCTACTTCACCAGTGACTTTAATATCATCACTAGAGATATCAATTAAGTTACCTCTTTCTGCAACGACATCATTACCCGAAGGTATCACCGTGAAATCAATCGATGTATCAGTATTAACCGTTGAGGTCAAAATGAAGGCATTGATTGTTATCAACCCAGTGGCATAGTCAACTACACCAGCTGCATTGTCCTTATAGATTCGAGTTGCACCTGAGAGATAATATCTTCTCACATTACCTTTACCATCGTCATCGAAGTAATAGGTATTTACGGAGTCACCTCCAACCTTAAATCCTGTTGTTGTTATAATTCCACCACTATCAGAATTATGTCCTGAGTGTGGATTATATAATGGGTTACCCATAGGGACTGTATATCCTATTGGATTTGTAGATACAGTTCCTTTGAGTTTCTTTTTAAGTCTTATGTTTGTTGTATTTGATAGAATAGAAGAATCAGCTGCATCGATAACTTTCAATAAGTTTGAATGTCTAAAGATTGCATCGAATCCATTCAGTTCATCAGTATCGAACTGATTAATTGTATTCTTAACCAATGTTGCTAACTCTCCAGCTGTCAATGTAGTTAGACTTGGATTGTATTTGAATGTTGTAGTAATCAGAATCTTGATGATATCTGCATCTACGATCTCGGGTCTAACCGTCAACATATTTAGTTTGTTTAGATTATCCTTAACTAATTTCTTTTCTGTATCTGAAAGATAATCTGCATTGTTTGGTTTTAATGCAACGAATACTTTACCATATGCAGGCGGGTTATTATCCTCACCTCCCCAAACTGCGACTGCGTCTGCATTCGGATAGTATTCTTGCACTTTTGCTTTGTAGTCATTTAGTGTGACTAATCTGTTTTGTGATGTATAGAACTTTGTTGCTTTGAACTTGATTGACTCTATTGATTCTTTCTCTGCACCACCTGATGCTTTTGCTGTAACAACTATTGATGAATCTGAGTAACCATTAATTGCAGTAGTTTGTTGGAATCTATTAGCTCCATCTGCATGAAGATCATCTACAATAATATAGTCCACTGTAATAATATCACCATCTAATAGTTTTGTTCCTAATGTCCCATCTCCAAAATAAATCTCTGTAAATCCTTCTTCATTTTCTTGAGTATAGTATACCTTCGATGTAGTTGTGATATTAGAAATGTCTGTAGACAATGCATAAGTAGATGATACACCACCTGAGTTTACAGTAACAGTCATTCTTAGTTTGTCTACTCTAGAATTTGATAATACAAATTTTGCATTTGCAATTTGAGTATCGAATATGAATTGGTCTTGGGCAAAAGTACCTTGTACTAATTCGATATTATTGTATGTAAATGTAGTACCGTCAATATTTGGTGTGTAAGTTTCTGCAGTTACAAACTCATAGTTTGTACCTTCGTAAGTTGTTGTAAAGATTGTACCTCTCGGCATAATCATTGTAGTTAGTTCGGGGATTATACCGTCTGCACCTTTAACATTTCTCAATGTCATAGTTGCAGTTGCAGTTGAAGCTTTCTCTGAGGATGGAGTGAATCCTAAATCCTTTGCTCTAGAAACTACATTCTTTCTAATTTGTGCAGAATCTAAGAATAATTCTGAAGCTGCAATGTTTGTGTTTACTGCACCAATATGAGATGCATATGCTAGAAGGTCAATCAATATTCCTAAAGTTGCACCTTCAAAGTTATAGTCCTTGAATGTATCTTGACCTCTTAGATAATTCTTTAAATTATCTGCAATATTATCAAAATCCAAATCAGTGACATTTATCTGTGAACTGTTTACTGCCATTATCGTGCCCTATTTACTGTAAAATTAACTTCTTGACCTGTTAGACCATTCTTAATGTTATAGTAGACGGTAACATTTAGACTGTTACCTTCTGAATTGAAGATGCATTTAACATTCTCAACTCTTGGTTCAAAATCTTGAATTGCCTCAGCAAGTTGTTTCTTTGCTCTATTTAATTTCCTATCGGTGTCCAATTCGAATAGTAGTCCACGAATATTTCCACCAAAACTTGGTTTGAAAGGTCTCTCATAGTAGTTAGTCATCACTATATTTCTAACTGCCCTACGAACTGCATCTGAGTCCGATTTAGTTGCAACATCTCCAGTAATCGGATGTGCAGTGAACATTAAATCCAAATCTTTATAAGCAGATTTGATTGCAACATTCTTGGAATTGGGTTTAACATAATCGACCATAATACTATTTATACTCCGTTAACAACTTTTATGAAGGTTTCTTAGTTTCTGCTGGGGCTCCTGAACCAGCACCACCCGCTCCACTAAAGTAGTTGTGAGTATGGGTTGCAAGTGTTGGGCCATTTCCAGCATCAGTTGATATGTCACCTTTCGCATGAATCGTTTCATCGTTAGTTTGTTTACCAGTTACATGTAATGTTCCAGTGATAGTTGTATCTGATATAATCTCTGTTGTGTTATTACCAGTGATTGTTATTTTACCTTCTGATAATACATCTGTTGTTCCTTTAAGGATATCTGCTTTAAGATTACCCTCTGTAATTTCTGATGTAACATTTCCTTTCAATACTTTTAGATCAACATTACCTGTATCGATTGTTATGTTTACATTACCGTGTCCTACTTGTAAGTCTGCATTCCCAGCGATATAAACTTTATCATCTTTGAGGATTGCAGTATAATTATTGTTTACAATTCTAGTAACTTCGGAACCATCTGCATGAATCTCATGGAATGTTCCCGATCTATGATGTATATTAATTCTTTCTTTCTTTGGTGTATCATCTACTTCAAATACATGACCTGACTCAGACTGAGTAACTTTATTGTAAGGATAAACTGGCCCTGAATCTACATCAACAAAATCTTTAAGTATCTTTTGAGTATCAGGATGCTCTACTGGGTTACCTTCTGCATCTGTTAGTTCTTTTATCTTATGATCTAATACTGAACCTCTTGCAAGTGATGAGTAATCTGATTCGTCTGTATATAAAGGATAGTATGGTAACATCTCCTTTGTGAGCTCTAACTCTTCTATAGTCGAACCTGTTGCATCGAATTTTAGATCAATAGTCTTTGGAGACTTTGGTGCAGTATCCATTGCAGTTGTAAGACCCCAACCTCTTCTTGAATCTTGAACTGGGTTTGGCATTTCAGGGGTGTCTGCATAGTCATCAACTGTTAATGCTCTTGGGTCATTGAAACCTTTTTCAATACTTCTTGTTATCAATGCATCTGTTATATCTTCTTTGTATCCTGATTGAGGTATACCCGCTGCAACACCAAGAACGATTGGGTCTTGTTTTGCTTGATCTCTAAAATATCCAAATACCGTAGACCCCTCTACGAGTCCGTGACCTGTTCCTAATCCTGAGAGACCAGCAGAAGTTGTTGGAAGAATAACTTGACACCATGGTAAATCTGCAGATGCAATTAAAAGTTTATCGTCTGTATGAACCCCGTGTATACGCACGCGCACACGACCCACCTTTAAAGGGTCTTGTCTATCTTCAACTATACCGTAAAAATAATCCATTAGTGTGTTTCCTCTGGCGGTGGTGCATCTTCAAGAGGTTTTGCAGTTTCAATTTTTTGAGAATATGATTCTTTGACACATTCTATATTTAACACACCACTTTTAGTTTGTAGATTACCGTCCATTTGTATATCAGTAATTAAATATCTTCCATCATCTACTTTATCTGCTTTGTCTCCCTCGCCTGGCACTTCGGGTGTTGGTATTGCAAGATTTATAATCATACCTACAGTTAAATCTGTTCTGAGAGGTATGGTTACTGTTATTCTATTCTGTTGTAAGATTTCTAATAGAGCTCTTCTTTCTAATGTTCCACTATCTTTTAATTTTCTTGCTTCAAATACTTCGGGGTCTGATAGATTCTCTGCATTATCAAATGAATGTGGTGTATGATAGTCATTGATAATCAACGAGTCAAATTCTTCTGTTGGTTTTATATCAACATCAATCTCATCTATCGTGGGTGATATCTGTGCATCTATAAGTTCGTTTGGTCTTAAAACTCTTTCCATATCATCAACGAATAACATAGGATGACCTGATATATGTTCTCCCTTTTCTATGGCTGACTCTAGATCATAGGTTGTTATCTCTTCCAATTTTCTAAGTGGGTCATATACTTTAAGAGTAGATGCATATGCACCGCCTACAGTTCCTTGTAATGTATCAAACATTTGTGGTTTCTTAATGTATGTGATAACTGTATTAAGACCAGTTGGAGCGTTGATATTTTCATCAGATGTTTCTACTGAATTTCTAGGAGTCATTGTAAACTTTAAAGGGAACTCCATTCCAGCCATCGTGTCAAAACTTAAAAATCTAAATCCACCATTAAGTGTTTGATAGAAAAACATTCCATTCTTATAACCATGTGAATCACTGGTTTGTGAATTGTTAACAATGTAATCTATCAATTGTGAGATTGTCCAGTTAGGACAAATGAATTGTTTGTTCTCAGGAACCGTCTTTTCCCATGCATCAAATTCAGCTGGTTTAAATTTACCAACATCCACTAATGCATTTTGTAATATCTGATCGTAACGACCTCTTAATGTTTGACTGATTCTTTTCCTTCTAGCATAAAACATTCTTGGGTCACATATTCTAAAGACATATGTTTGTGTTAGTTCATCTAATCTATTGATGTTATCTAACTTATAGATTCTAAAAGTTTTGTCGATTGAAAACTTCTCTTCAGCTTCTTCATCTATACCTTCCTTCTGTCTTATTGCAATACGAATGAATTCTTGACCAGTCATTCTAAAGTTTTTAGGAAGATTAAGACCATCGTAAATCGATACTTCTCCTGTAACGAACTTATTAAAAATAGATTCATACAGTTTGAAACCCATAACCATATTGGTAAGGTCTAAGGATTCGTTGTATTGATTTACTAGGGTGAATGAATCAATCGTGAATTCACCCGCTACATAGTTTGCACTCATTACGATCTCATTACTTTTTCAAACGATCTAACAATTGCATTGATCTTAGATGGTCTGATAATTTTAATTTTTCTTTTCTCTTCGTTCTTCTCGTATTCATCTTCCCAAAGTGACTTGGAAAGATACCCACTTTTAAATGTGTTACTCTTTATTTCACCATTGTAGTAATATGCAATTCCATCTTTTCTTTCTATAATTGATGATGGTGTAAATGAATGGAATGCACCTTGTTGTTTTATTGTACCTGTTGTGAGGATGTTTGTATCAAACCCTTTCTTAATCTCTATACCCAATCTTTTAAATGTTGGGTCTACTTCAACCACCACTGCCTCTGAGTTAGTTCCAGTTACAGTTTCACCGATATGGAATTTTTTAGTTGCATTAACAATATCAGTTGAGTTTTCTGCAATTAGGAAATGTCCTCTTAACTTCTTCTCTATATATTTCTGAAATGTTGATTGGTCTTTCCACCAGTCATAATAGTTGTTTAGATCATTTACTAAAAAGAAAGTCCAATGTAAATCACCATTACCATATAGTTTGGATGCAAGTACATCAGGTCTATCACCTTCTTCTAACTCATGGTATGTATATTCTATTACTGAGTCTCTTGCAGATGCATCAACTGTTGCTTTACGAAAGAAGTCTTTGATAGTGATAAGCTTACCACTATCCAACTTGTATTGCATTTCAGGGAAGTTTTTAAAAAATTCTTTTGCCATTATCCGCCCCCTCCTTGAGTTGACTCATCGAAGATACTTGGTGAACCACTTGCATCTCCACTGATACTTCCTTGAGAACTTGCAAAGGCTTCGGCTGCAACTCTATCATAGTAAACTTCTTGAGATAGAATTTTAATCTCTGAGAATTCTAGACTCAGTGAAACTTTACCTGAAAAGAAAAGATCATCTGATGAACCTATCATGTAATCAGGATTTTCATATGGTGTTACACTCATACTCTTACAAACCATAGGTAAGAATCTTTCCATAGTGGTTTTGACAGGGCCTTCGATTTCTACATCAAACACATTAGGATAGTTAAAGAAGTTTTCTGTTGCATTACTTTCGTCATTATCTTTAGATGCAAATGTATCGGGTAACATTGCAAGTCTAAAGAGGTTTATCATCATATGAATCTGTTTTGCTTCGTCAAGATTTCGTGGATATAAATCCCATGCAAAACTGTGATCTCTAAATGTAATACCTTTTAGTGTTTGTTCTTCCATTGGGTTAACTGCTCGACCAGCTCGAAGGTTTCCAACTCCTCCACCCATACTTCCAAGGGCATTTTCTACATATCCTTTTGCAGCGTTCATAACTTCATCAATGACACCACCAGCTTCTTCACCACCTTGTATTTTTGCATCAATTGATCTTGCCAGTGAACCGATTTCAGTAACTTCATATGAAACTTCTGTATTCTGAGAGAATGCATCTGCTGGTAAAGGTAATGCAATTGCAAATTTTCTATCTGATAATAAGTTTGAACCTTCTTCTCTTGGTTTTCTCTTTCTAGTATTGAATACGAGGAAGTTGTCTATGTCACCACCATTTAAAGGATATTGTAAATCTATGGTTCCCCTATCGGGATTTCTCTTTGCTTTCTTTCCTGCTTTTGCAGATGAGTTTAATTGTGATTGCAGCGATGATCTTCTATCTTCTAGAGCCTTTCTACTTTCTTCTGCTTGTTGTTGTAACTTGTCAAGCTCTTCGGTGTTTACACCACCTTTATATCCAATACTTTCAATTTTGGATTTGATACCCTTAACTGACTTAACTGCACTGGATGCTTGGTTGATTTTGTCTAATAATTTGTTGATACTTGGCATATAAATATTCCTAACAATAAGGTCTTTATAATCTATTTATGTCATACAGTGGTAAGTTTAAACCGAAGAATTACAAAAAATATAAG